GGTTCAAAGATCCCATCCTCAGCAGCTATACCGCTGAGGCCCACCCGAGCTTGATGTCGACGGCATCGGGGCGTCCGTAACGCTCTAAGTGCTTCACGTCAGCATGAGGTTCGAACCCACGCTTCAGGAAGAACTTCATTAGTGCACCAGAACCCTCGAGCTTTGACTCAGGGGCCTGGCCACGCTGCACATAGGCCTTTACCATAGGCTTATGCAGAGTGGCACTCATCTTATGGGTCTCGTGACCCAAACAGCTGAGTTTGCCTAATGCAGGTGAGGTGGCCAACACTGCGGGGAACGGGATAACCCGTTCAACCTCAGCATCAAGCCACCGTACTGTCTGCCACATCCCGCGGAGGTAAAATTGATTCCTCAACGAGACAAGGCTCAACAGTTCCTGGACGTCACGCCGTGAGGTAGGGAACTCCCTACGACAGCGAACGACAGTTATATCGTCGCCGCCATAGTAGTCCTTACCGCAACTCTCTCGGAACCTTCCGGTCCAAAAAGACTTGCCAGCATTCACCTTGAAACCAAACTCTTCAAGGCGGCTGATCACGGATGACACATAGCGTACAGGGACAATAATATCGTCCCCATACACGCGCACCAACCCCTCGAAGGACTGAATATCCTTCTTGGTCAATGGTCGGTTGAGCTCGTCCTGGATCCCCATAAAGATAAGGGTGCTGAACACCAGTGCCTCAACGGGGAAACAGAGAGCTGAACCCATAGACGCGAATTTGGCAAGTCTAATAACCTTGCCATTCACATCAGCTTTGCGAGATCTGGTAGCGTCCACGGCCTCAAAGAGGTTAGGAAACTGCTCGAACATCGCGCGTACAAGCTGATTGGAGACACGATCGGATGCTTCACTTAGATCAAGTGTAGCTAACTCCCCATTCAGGGAGCCAATACGTGCCAGATCCTGGTTAGGGGTCTGGTCCGTAAAACCGATCAGAGTACTCGATGACTCTATGTACTCAACCAGCGGTTCAAGGACGGCTTGCTGCATGTATTGCATGCAGGTCGGCTCAATCGCAATAATCCGAGGTGTCTTCAGCGTTTTAGGAACCGTTATGACCCTTACGGGTCTCTCGGCTCCGGGTTCGAGAAAGTGGATATCCTGAAGGTCCTTGTAATAGGACCAATTTGGAAACAGGTATTCACCAGCAGGGAACACCTGCTCGAGCCGGGTAGTCCATTCAGCTTGGTCGTACTTGCGGTTTCCCGCAAGCCGATCAGCCGTGGCCCCCGGACCGTGCTTTGGAACGACACGTCCGTAGTAGATGTCTTCATCCACTTTTTGGAACGTGTCAGCCCAAAGGAGAGCAGACACTCGTTTGAAATCCGCGTAGTTCTCAGCGGACCGACGGGCATCTGCCTCCACCACTTCCTGCTCACACTTGATATAACTATCAATAGCAGCAGCCACCCGAGCATCACTGCACGGGAGTTGTATCTTGCCAAACAGCATAGTAATTTGCCGGATGGCGAAGATGGCTTCTGACGATGGTTCATCAAGCAACCTTCCATTTGTTCGATCAAACACGAGATCAAGGAAACCTCCGAGAAATCGGGGGAGACCGCCTGTAAACGAGAAACCTCGAAACAGGTCGTGATCCACGTACCCTTGAGCCAGACCTTTTTGGAGGTCTGATGCAAAGGTCGGGAGCGTAATCGTAAGAAACGATTCGCCTTCGTGATCGAACCGCGTCTCGATCGTTTTAAGATCGCGACGGGTGCTAGTGTGACACAGGTCACCCATTTCATGGGTGACCTCCCTCATGAGTAACAAAAGGCTATTCAAGGCCCCTCCTAATAGAGGTAGGTCTTCCTTCGCCATAGTTACGCAGTTAGTTAGTTCTCTCCGCCAAGAAGCTTGGCGACAGAGGCGCCCGTGGAAGCAGAGAGGTACTTGACGAGACCGTCAACTACCTCCTTTGCCTCCGCAAGGGAGTAGCCGGACTGCGGGACATCGACCACGATGTAAGTACTCATCGTGTGACGCATGTTGGCCGCAGTGAACTGATCAGGCGCGATTTTCGCGTGATCGAGACGGATGGTCCGTCGGGTCCGCTTCCCGTAGGAATGCGAAACCGACAGAGTGACCGAACGATCACCATCCGCGAACGCACCGGAGTTAACTCCGGAGGACGTACGCGGAAGGCTGACAGTGGCTGCTCCGATGCTAACGGACTGAGGATCTGCATAAGCCATGGCAATTACTCCTTAAGGGGTGAGTGCGGGGAGGCTGGGATCACCAGCCCCCCCTGATAAGAGCTAGCCTTGTAAGGCATCGCTCGGAACTCCTAGCTTAAAAGCTAGCGCATCGCTCGGGTTATACCGAGAGACGCGAGGATGGACCACTGACGGGTCGTAAACGACCCAGGGTCCAGCCCGAATCCGAAAGGTGTCGCCCGTCGGCGAATCTTCCGCTCAAAGCGGTATGTTTCTCCAACGGAACTAGACGACAGTCCCCCATAGGGGGCATATAGTCCAGTGATACGCTGAGACCGCATAATGGTGTAATGCTCCATTATGTAGCCATAGCGCATGACAAGGCCGTCCATCGAGAAAGCTGACAAATTCTTGAGAACATCTCCAGTATTTGTCACCCAATCGGCGGCCCAGCTCCAAGGGGCAAGATTCCATAATACGTCGGGCGTAAGCCTAACGCCGTAAAGACGCTTTGCCTGCTGAGCTGCATACTCCAACCTATCAGCCTGAGAACTTCCCAGGTTGAGGTAGTAAGTAAAGCAGCCAGAAAACCAGACATCGCGCTTTACGGTCTGTATTATAGTCTTTTGTCCCGAGTTAATGAGATACGTCGTACTTCCAGCAGCCCAGGGGCGAACCCCCAGGATGCTAGAGGCAGTCGTATTCTCATGAAACGTGGGAAAGCGATACGTTCGACGGATGTTACGACCTGAGTCCCGTTCGTACTGCTTCAAGATCTTGTCAGATTTCGAAACAGTATCGACCAGGCTCATGACGTCACTCACAACTGGGGCAATCCCGAACTGATAGTTCAGGTTTTCAGAAGCGAGCCCTCGAAGGGGCTTCTTCCTATCCTTCAGAAGTGACTGACCAATTGCTTTAGGGATGCCATCACTGGCAAGCTCTGCAGCAAAGGTAACAGCGTCGACCGCTGGATTTGTTGGTAGCACCTTGGAAATAGCCGTAGCACCCATACCATCTAAGGTAAGGGCACTCGACAAATTAACCTTGGTGCGGAGATCATTAAGCACAGCCTGTGGATACTCTGTGAAGATCGGTCCCACATACTCATTGATCATCGTGTTGGAAAGTTTCCAACGCGTGTCAAGATGAGCAGCGCGATCAATCTCAAGAGAATCCTTGGTTGTGCTGAACTCCGACCCAACATCCAACCCTGACCCTTTATTAGAGGGCCAGAGATTGCTTTGGGAGTCAGTCACCTGCCTCCCCACGATGTTCACCATGCGTTTAGGATCGCGAAGCGAATCGTTAAGCGCATAATAGGGCTCCGAGTATAAACTCAGAACTCTAGAACGTCGTGTCACGTGAACTCCTTTCAGTATGGCTAGAGACGTAGGATTTATGGTAACCTACGTGGTGTCACACCACAGCACCGGGAGGCCCTTCAGGGGCC